TTATAATAAATTTTCAACTTTACTCATCTCTTCTTTTTGCATTTTAGTGCTTACATGACTATAAGTATCTAGTGTAAATGCTACAGTACTATGTCCTAGTCTTTTAGAAATTATTTTTGCATTAACTCCAGCTTTTAGTAACAATGTAGCGTGAGAATGTCTTAGGTCATGAAATCTTATTTTAGGTAAATTATATTTATCTAATAATTTAGGAAAATGCTGACTTATATAATGCGGATCTATAGGTCGACCATCTTCCCAACATAAAACATAGTCTAGTTCTATTCCGTATTTTAATTTTTTCTCAATCCGATTCTTCTTTAAGTTCTTTAAAAATGTTATTGCGGTTTCTAAAAGAGTTATAGTCCTTATACTATTTTGGGTTTTAGGATATTTTAGGGCTAATTTACAATCTATTCTTTGTAATGTTTTATCTATTCTTATTGTCTTATCAATTAAATCCACATCTGACCACTTTATAGCACATAATTCACCAACTCTGCATCCAGTTTGAATAGCTAAGAATATAGCTGGATATAAAAATTCCTCTTTGAGTATATCTAAATAGATATTTATTTCATCTGGTTGCCAGTATTTCATTTCTTGTTTTGTTGCCTTTGGCGGTGTTACCAAGTCACAAGGATTATTATTTATAAGTTGCCATTGCTGAGCGTGTTTTAATGCTAAGTGTAACATTCTATGAGTTTTAATAACTGTATTGTTAGATATGTTTCTATCTGATAATAAATCTTCATAAAACTTTTGTATTATCATAGGATTTAGTTTTGATAATTTATGTTTACCAATATAATTGATTATATCTTTTATGAAAAATTTATATCTTTTATATGTGCTAGGGGAACAATTATTTTTAGGATAAGTTTCTAGCCAGTATTCAATATACTCTTTTACAGTCATTTTATCATTAGTTATAATAGAACCTTTTTCAATTTGATTAATAAGTTCTGCAAGAGCTGCTTCACATTCTTTTTTGGTTTTAAAACCTCTTTTCCTCTTATATTTTTTCTTACCTTTTTCATTTAAGCCTACATAAACAAGATAACTCCATGTAGAACCATCTTTCCTTACAGTACCTTTCATTTTTGTTTGTATTTTCCTCCTTTTTAGGTTAAAAAATTACCATGCATTTCTGCATAGTTCTATAACCTCTGGATGTTGTATTATTTTTTTGCTAAATTCTATTGCCTCCTTTTCTATATTTTCTTTATTTGAACAGCATACATGAGAGCATATATGTTTAGCTTCATGCCATGCTGTTTCTAACTGTTTTTCATAATTTAAATTAGAATTTATAACTATAAGATATTGATTGTTTTTTTCTATACATAAACCATTTATATTATCTAAATCTTTATATACTATACTTAATTCTCCAGTACTTTCTAGTTGATGAACTTTTTTAGCTACACTAATACATTCATCCATAATACTTTCATCTCCTCTATCTATCTGTTTCTTCTTCGAATTGTTCTATTATATCTAGTATCTTTTTTCTATCATTTTTAGATAAATTTTTAATTTTAGAATACAAAAGCTTCATTTCTTCTTCGAGTTTATCTATTTCATCTGAATCCTCTTTGTAAAAATCTTCAATTCTAACTTCTAGAATTTCTGCAAGTTTATTTAATTTTTCCATGCTCGGATTTACAGATTTGTTATTTTCTAAATCACTTAAATAACTTGGAGACATACCGGCAGATTTAGCCAGTTTATTTAAACTCATTCCTTTTTCTTTTCTAAAAGCTTTTATATTATCACCTAACATAACATTTTCACTACTCCCCTTTTATTCGCTCACATAGAATATATCATAAATTTTATTCGGTGTCAACGAAAATAAAAGGAAAATATAGCTATTCGTTGAAATCGAATAGCTATATTTAAAACATCATTCGACAATAACGAATATCAAGCTTGTTCGATTACACCGAATGATATATTATAAATGTGTAAGCAAGAGATAAACGCAGTAAGGAAGGTGATATTTTGAATAGAATTAAATTTTTTAGACAACAGAAGTCTATGACCGTTAAAAAGCTATCTGAAAAATCTGGTATAGCAGTTGGTTATGTTAGTGACTTAGAAAATAATAATAAAAGTAATCCATCACGAGAAGTAATGAAAAAGATATCTGCAGCACTAGGACAAACAGTTATGGATGTATTTTTCCCAGAAGAAATTCACAAGGAGGTGTGCTAATTGCTAACACCACAACAATTTGCAAAAGAAACAGGCTTATCTTATCAACAAGTTTTGCAGATGTGTAAAACTAAAGAAATTAATGCATTAGAGACAGAAGGAGGACATTTTAAAATTCCACCAAAAGAATTGGACAAGTTTACGAATAGTGACTATGTAAGCAAAGACGAGTATTTAAAAGTTATTAGAGAAAATGAAAGGTTAAAAGTAATATTAACACAATGTAAAAATTACATTTCTAGTTTAGAGGTTTAAAAAATTAGAATAATCATTTCAAACTAAGCATTTCTTTAGTGCCGCAATGGCAAGTAGTACAAGCTCCAGTAAAAATCCTACTGGTTCTAAAGGTTAATAAAATAAGGAGGAAAAAGAATAGATGAACAAATTAATACCAATTGAATTTAAAAATCAAAGAATTATAACTACAGAATTATTAGCAAGGGTTTATGGAACAACAACAGATAATATTAAAGTTAATTTTAATAATCATAAAGATAATTTTGAAGAGGATAAACATTACTTTTATCTTGAAGGTGATGAGTTAAAAGAATTTAAGAGCCAGGTAAATAATATTTACCCACCTATAGTAAACAAATTTACAAGTAGTTTATATCTATGGACAGAAAGAGGAGCAAATAGACATTGCAAGATTTTAGATACAGATAAATCATGGGAACAATTTGATAATTTAGAGGAAACTTATTTTAGAGTTAAAGAAAATAAGCCTACTTGTATAGAAGATGTTCTTATTCAATCATTACAAGAAATGAAAGAAGTTAAACAGCAACTTAATCAAGTTAACAATAAAGTCTTACAGACTAAGGAAGAAGTACAAGCTATAAGAGAAGTAGTTGAAATAGTTCCTTCTAACTCATGGAGGGGAGAAACAAATAGGTTAATGACTAAGATTTGTTTTAAGCTTAAGAATTATCAAAAGCCAAAAGAGGAAGCATACAAAGCCTTGAAAGAGAGAGCAGGAGTTAAGCTTAAGACCAGGCTTGAAAATATGAGAGCTAGACAAGCACTAGAAGGAGTTGCTAAAAGTAAGCTTGATAATCTTAATTATTTAGATGTTATAGCACAAGATAAAAAACTTATAGAGATTTACACATCTATAGTCAAAGAAATGGCTATAAAACATGGGATAACGGTTAAGGAGGGATAAGTATGAAAGTTAATACAGTAGAGCAGTTTAAAGTGCTTGAGTTTTTAAAAGAAAACTTTGAACTTAGTAACTTGGGAGGTATAGTATGAAGCATTTAAAAAGATTGTCACTTAGACAAAAGAAAGCATTAAGTAGTTTAGGACTGGATCCAAAGAATTATTTAAGACTTACACAAGATTGGGAGAGTTTTACAGTGGTAGACATAAGAACAATGAAAGTTTTACCACCAGTTAGATACTAAGGAGGTGATTACATGACACCTATAGGACAAGCAATTTTTGGAACATATAGCTTTATATCTATTGCAGCTTTGATGGTACTAAACATAAAAAAGATAGCGAAGGAGGAGAGCAAAGGTTGGGAGCTAGTAGCATTGATTCCGGTATTGATTTTCCTTGCGAATGTGATATAGAGATAAGATATGATCGTTGGGGAAGGATGTACTATAATCCACAATTTCACTTTAATAATGGTAAGGCGTGGAGTAGAGAAGATTTACAGTATTTAATTAATTGGTATGACATTATAGGTCCAGAAGAAATGAGCTTTGCACTAGGTCGAACTATAAAAACAGTTCAAGCAAAAGCTTCACAATTAAGAAAAGAAGAGATTATGAAAAAGTCAGCTAATGAGATAAGGCACAAAAGAATAAAAAAGAGCTGCGCCAACAGCTCAAAATCAAAAATTAAATAAAAAATCGTTACTTAAATTCTATAAAAGATTGGGGGATTTGTAAAGATGGGCAAAAACATATTTTTAAAGAAACTTGCTCTTAGAAATTTCAAAGGGATAAAAGATTTAACTGTAGACTTTTCAAAGGTAACAAATATTTATGGGGGAAATGGAACAGGGAAAAGTACTATAGCAGATGCTTTCATGTGGCTACTATTTGATAAGGATAGCCAGGACAGATCAGCATTTGAAATTAAAACACTTGATAAGGACAGCAATGTAATTCATGGGCTAGAGCATGAGGTAACAGGAGTTTTAAGTATAGACGGAAAAGATATAACACTTTCAAAAATATATAAAGAAAAGTGGACCAAAAGAAGAGGTGAAGCAGAAAAAACTCTTACTGGGCATGAAACTTTATACAGTATAGATGAAGTGCCAGTAAAGAAAAAAGAGTACCAGGAAGCTATAAATAAAATGATAGATGAAGATCTATTTAAGTTAATTACTAATCCTCTTTACTTTAGCATTAATATGAAATGGCAAGATAGAAGAAATACTTTGTTAGAAGTAATTGATAGTATAACAGATGAAAAAGTAGCTAATTATAAAACAGATTTAAAACCACTATTAAATGTTTTAGGAGATAAAGGTATAGATAAATTTAAAAAGAGTGTACAAGCTAAAAAGAAAAGACTTAATGATGAAATTAAGGCTATTCCTATAAGAATAGATGAAGCTAATAATTCTATAAAAGAAGTTGATGTTGATACATTAGAGTTTAGAAAGCGTGGAATAGTATCGGGGATTAAATCTCTGGAAGAACAATTGTTAGATAGCAGCAAGGTTAATGATGAAGTACTTAAAGGAAAAGATAAGTTATATTCTTTAAAATCTAAGTTAAGAGATATGGAATATCAAGTAAGTATAGAAGCTGATAAACCTAAAAGAGAGTTAGAAAAGAAACTTAATGTATTAAATATAGAAATAAATAGATTAGAATATGGTCTTAAATCTATTAAAACAGATAAACAAAATACTGAAGGCGAAATAGAAAAATATACAAGATTATGTGATGAAGAGAGGAAAAAGTGGTTTGACGAAAATGATAAACCATTTGAATTTGATGAAAATAACCGTATATGTCCTACTTGTAAAAGACCATTTAGTGAAGAAGAAATAAAAACTAAAAGAGCTGAATTAGAAAATAACTTTAATGCTAATAAAGCTGAAAATCTAAAAGAAATTCGTAAAAAAGGTACCAGCTATAAAACACTACTAGAAAAGTACCAGGAGAAGTTAAAAGTAATTAATTCAAATATAGAAACATCAAGCAAAGATTTAGAAAAACTCAAAGATGAAGCACAAGATCTAAAAGAAGAAATTGATAACTTCAAATCAACAGACACTTTAGAAAGAAACAGAGACTACCAAGACTTAAAAAATCAAATATCAGAGTTAGAACAAAAATTACAACAACCGGTTACAGTTAATAACCAGGTCCAAGAACTTAAGGGAAGAAAGTCTAAACTACAATTTGAACTAGAAGAAGTAAATAGTCAGTTAACATATAAAGAGCAAAATGCAAAGCTAAAAAATAGAATACAAGAGCTTCAGCAAGAAGAAAAGAAACTAGCTCAACAAATAGCAGAGTTAGAAGGTCAAGAGTATCTTTGTGAAGAGTTTATAAAAACAAAAGTAGAATTATTAGAATCTTCAATTAATGATAAATTCAAATATGTATCATTCAAGTTATTTGATACACAAGTGAATGGTGGACTTAATGAAACATGTGAAGCACTAATTGATGGAGTACCCTTTAGTAATGCAAATACTGCAAGTCAAATAAATGCTGGATTAGATATTATAAATGCACTTTCAGGACACTATCAAGTAGCAGCCCCAATCTTTATAGACAATAGAGAATCAGTTAATCAATTAATAGAAACTGATAGCCAGGTAATTAATTTAATTGTAAGTAAAGATAAAAATTTAAAAGTTGGAAACATAAAAGATACTGAAGAAAATGATGATATCAGTAATCCTATAAAATTTATTTTAAATGAAGAACAGTTTTCAAAACTAAGATGTGAGGAAGAATTAAAGTTTAAAGATGAATCTGGAATATCATTTCATTTAGAATTTCAAGAACAAACTGAATGGATAGATGAAGGTAAATATCAATACTGTAGTTATATTTATAGAGATAAAATAAGTAATAAATATTTCTTAACAGGAATAAGTAGGAGTGGTTCATATTTTAGTGATTATTATTATAGCTGGGAAGATGAAGATACATTTGAATTTATAGAAGTGTCAAAAAAGAAAATAGTTAAAGAAATTTGGGGGTAATGTAAAATGGCAAATTTAATGGAAATTGAAAACAAGTTTGAAGTAAATGGAGCAGAGGTAAAACTTACTGGAAGTATAGTTAAGAATTATTTAACTAGAGGAAATGATGCAGTATCAGACCAAGAAGTAGTAATGTTTATTAACTTATGTAAGTATCAAAAACTTAATCCATTCTTAAATGAAGCTTATTTAGTTAAGTTCAAAGGATCACCAGCACAAATAATTACATCTAAAGAAGCATACATGAAAAAGGCTGAAAGAAATACTAACTTTGCTGGAATGAAAGCTGGAATAATAGTACAAAGAGATAAAGAAATTTTAGAGTTAGAAGGTAGTTTTTGTTTAAAAACAGATATCTTGTTAGGAGGTTGGGCAGAAGTCTATAAAAAAGATAGAGAATTTCCTTATAAAGCAAAGATAAATTTAGATGAATATGATAAAGGTCAAAGTACTTGGAAGAAGATGCCTAAGACAATGATAAGAAAAACTGCAATTGTACAAGCATTAAGAGAAGCATTTCCAGAGGATTTAGGGGCAATGTATGTTGAAGAAGAACAACAATATCAACAAGATATGAGCGTCGAAATTAAAGAAGAAATAAAAGAAAAAGGAAATTCAAAGCCTTTAACTTTAAATCCTAAAACAACAGAAAATGTGCAAAATGTTCAAGAAGTTAAAGTAGAAGAAGTTGAAATTATTAATCAAAAGGAAGAAGTACCTGGACAAGTAAATATGATGGAAGGACCAGGATTCTAATATGAAACTTAAAGTATTAGGGAGTGGCAGTTCTGGAAACTGCTATCTCCTACAAGGAAAAGAAGAAACTTTAATACTTGAATGTGGATTACCATATAAGACAATTTTAAAAGGCTTGAATTTTAAAATAGGTAATGTGGTAGGTTGCTTAGTAACACATGAACATAAAGACCATAGCAAGGCTGCAAATGATTTAATTAGAAATGGAATAGATGTTTACTTAAGTCAAGGAACTGCTGCTGGAATAGAATTTATAGATATAAATAGAAGCCATAGAATACATGAAATTAAAAGTGAGAAAGTTTTTAAAATAGGAGAGTTTATAATATTACCATTTAAAACTGAACATGATGCAGCAGAACCATTAGGCTTTTTAATACAACACTTAGAAATGGACCAGTTACTTTTTATTACAGATAGTTATTATTGTAGATATAAATTTTCAGATATAGATCATGTGCTAATTGAATGTAATTACAGTGATGAAATTTTAAAAGAAAGAAAATTGCCCCAAAAACTTAAAGATAGAATAATAAAATCTCACTTTGAATTAGAGAATGTAAAAGAGTTTTTAAAAGCTACAGACTTAAAAGGAACTAAAGAAATAGTTCTCATACATTTATCAGATGGAAATAGTAATGCAGAACAATTTCAAAAAGAAATAGAAATGTTAACAGGCAAGCCAACTTATATTGCTGATGAGGGTTTGGAACTGGAGGTGTAAAAAATGTTATCAGAAAAGCTAAGTATAGCATTAAGTGATTTTATAGAAGCAGCAGAGAAACAAGAAGATTTAATAAGAGAGAAAGACAAAGATATACAAGCTATAGTTTCAGAATGTGAAAGAGCATTAAGAGAACCAGACATATATAAGGACATACTTACAGAAATAGTTGAGGAATATAAACAAGCATTGTAGGAGGAAGTCATGGCAGAAGGATGGATTAAGATTTATAGAAACATACAAGAACATTGGATATGGCAGGATCCACAAAAGTTAAAATGGTGGCTAGATATCCTCCTTCTAGCCAATCATAAAGATAATAAATTTTTATTAGGCAATGAATTAATAACTATTGAAAGAGGAGAACACCATACATCAGAGCTAAAATTGGCTGAAAGATGGGGTGTATCAAAAACAACTGTTAGAAAGTTTTTAAAATTACTTGAAAGTGATAACATGATTGAATTAAAAAAGTCAAAAAAGGGTACCACCTTGAAAGTCACTAATTACAATGATTATCAAGACTTTTCAGAAGGAGAAAAAACCATAAAAAAACCACAAAAAAACCATAGCGTAGACCATAAAGAAACCATAAAAGAACCATATGCTATACCACAAAAGAACCATGAGGTATACACAAACAATAATGAAAAGAATGAAAAGAATGATAAGAATGAAAAGAATGATAATAAGAATAAATATATGTCTGATTCAAATGAATACAGACTAGCCGAATATTTGTACAAACATATTAAAGTTAATAATCCAAATGCTAAAGAGCCAAATCTTCAAAACTGGGCAAAAACATTTAATTATATATTAAGAATAGATAAAAGAGATTTAGAAGAAGTGAGGGAACTTATAGTATTTTGTCAAAAGCATAGTTTTTGGTATAAGAACATATTAAGTGCAGATAAGTTCAGAAAGCAATATGAAAGACTACTACTAGAAAAGAATGATAGTAAAAAAGTTAAATATGAAAATAAAGTATATGGTAACAAAATGGACGAGTTCAACAATCATCCGCAGCGTAACTATGATTTTGACAAACTGGAAAAGAAGCTACTAGGTTGGGACCAGGAAGATACGTAAAAATAGTAGATTGTGAAGGGGTGAGAAAATGAAATTAAATGAATGTCAAAAATTTATATTGCCAGACGACGATGGTAATTTAATTTTAATAACAGAAATAGATTTTGATTATGAAGCATTACAAAATAAAATAATACCAATGAGAGGTATAAAATTTGAAATTAATTATGTGAATAATACTATTAAAGAAAATGGTGAAGTAGATATTCAAAGTAGCTTTTCTATTGATGGAATCTTTAGTAATTCGCAAAAATAAAGGAGTGATTAAGATGTTAGAAAGAAATGAAAAGGGTAAGTTGTTTTTGAGAAGTTTGGATTTACAAATATTTTTAGGAAATTTATATGCTGAATGTAGAAATCAACATGAAGTTGAATGGGTACAAGAACAGTTATCAGATGCAGTAGAATGTCTAGCAGAAGAGAGAATAGAAGAATTATAGGTTAGAATAAGTTCGTAAAAATAAAGTAAAGCGACTTAACTATGAAAGGGGGAATAAAATGAAATGTTCTAAGTGTCCTTATTATAAGTGTTGTCCTAATTCTAATGAATGTGAATTATTGCATTTTGAATATTATAGGGAAATTGATGATTGTAAAATAGTAAATAATGATGGAACTATAAATGAGATAGAGTATGAAAAACTAAAAAAATATATGTGATAATTTATCTTTCAAAGATGTTAATTCACAAAAGGAGTACGAAATGGACAATAACTTTTGGGTAGAGGAAGTAGTAAGATTGTATTTTGATGGATATAGTGTAGCAGAAGCTATTGAGATAGTAAAAAGTATTATGAGATAGGATTAAGGCTATCAAATGGTATTGCTGTAAGTTTGTATTATCATTTGATAGTCAGTTAATAAGGTGATGTTATGGAGAAAAAGCTTACAAGGGATGAATTTATGAAGAAAGTTATAAATGATTATTACAAGAAAAGATATCTCAGGAACAAAAAGAAAAGTGAAGCTATTACAACAAATATAGAAGGCATAGAGAGAACCACAAGAAGGAAATGGAGGGTTGGACAACATTGAGTAAGTACAATTCAAAGAAGATAGTAATTGATGGTATTACGTTTGATAGTAAAGACGAAGGAAAGTATTATGAATACCTTAAAAAGTTAAAAGCACAAGGAAAGATATTAAATTTTGAGTTACAACCTAAGTATGAGCTGCAGCCAAGTTTTAAAAAGTATGGAAAGACACATAGGGCAATAACTTATGCACCAGACTTTTTAATATATCACGTTGATGGTACGGAAGAGTTAATAGATGTAAAAGGCATGAGTACCCAGCAAGGGGAAATGCGAAGGAAAATGTTTGATTATAAATATCCGGAGTTAAAGCTTACATGGATAGCAAGATCATTGAAATATAGTTCAAGTGGTTGGATTGAGTACGGGGAGTTAAAGAAAAAGAGAGCAGCAGCAAAGAAGCTTAAAGGAGGAAAATAGAATGCCAATAATAAGAATTATAAATAATGATGGAGAATTACAAGAAATAGATTGTATAGGTTATAACCTTCAATATGTTGAATCTACTGGAAATGGACAAGTTCAAAAGATAAGAGCATTAAACAATGGAAAATATGATTCAAAGCACTGGATCAAGAATGAGTTTTATGCACCTTTAGCGCAAAAGATAAAGGATAAGTATAAGGAACAGATTGTAGGGTTTACTCTTGTAAGTGTAAATAAGATTTTATTCTTAGAGGATACAGATTATGTTGGAGATGAAATGAGTAGAAATGACGAAGTTATGTGGATTAAGAAAGCACCAAAGCAATTAACAGAGCTAACAGGATATAAGTTTATTGTTTTCAGTAGAGAATTTTGGATGTCCAGAATAAGTAAAGAGCAAATATTGTGGCATATATATTCAGTCTTAAAACAGATTGATGGAGATAAATTAAGGGAACCGGATATAAAAGGATGGAAAGAGGTATTAGGTACTTTAGGTTACGGATGGGAAACAACATTAAGTCCTATGCCGGATCTTATGGACGGTTTTGAAGATGAAGATTTTATAATGCTAAAGAAGGCTGATAAACAAGTAAGATTTGACTTAAAAAATGCTAAATAGGGGGCTTAAATTGAAGGATTCAGTAATTATAGTAGCGGCAATACTTATTGTTGCTGCTGCTGTAACTATATTAAGAATAGAGAAGAGGTAAAGCTTATGAAAATTATAATTATGAATTGTGATAATAAACATTTTTGGTATAGCAATAAGATAGGAAAGACATATAAGGTAGAGCAGTTAAGCTGGCCAGGAAAAGACTATATAACCAAAGCTGGGATAGTTAGAAAAACTGATGCCCAGATAATTGAGAGGTGATATAGATGAAAGATAACAATTATAGAAAGACAGAAGGAGTTTTATACAATTATACAGACATAAAAACAGAAATTAAAAATACTGAAATAGATATACAGGAACTAAAAGCAGACTTTGAAGGAATTTCTGGAGTTTCATATGAGGAAAGGTCAGCTCCTACCAATAAATTTAATTCTAGTGTAGAAAATGAATTATTAAGAAAAGAAAAGTTAATTAAAAAGCTTACTAGGGAAAAAAATAGTAAACAAAGGTTAATAGACAAGATAGATAATGCATTAGATCCTTTAGATGAAACTGAAAAGAAGATAATAGAATACAGATGCATTAAAGGCTATAGTTGGGCAAAGGTAGGAGTATTACTTAACATAGACGGAGATTACTGTGGCAAGATAATGAGAAAGGCACTTAGCAAGATAACTTCACAGATATGGATTAAAGAAAAGTTTCAGTAAAAAATACGTAAAAAACACGTAAAAAGTACGTAAAACAGACGGAACATTTACTGGATATATGTGCTAATATAGTATCATAGAAAAAGATAACAGCGGGGACACTGTAAATCTTAGTTCAAGGCACCCAAACGGGTGTCTTTTTTGTGTGAATTTAATATAATAATATAGAGAATATTAAAAATAAAAGCTTGATGAAAAACATCAAGCTTTTATATTGAGATATAGGATCTTTACGTTGGAATAAAAGTTCCTAGTTTAATCTAGTGTTTATGCAAATAATAATAAGTGAACAATATCATTGCTGATAAGATTAAAAAATATACGTCGGTAGATTTAATAATTCTATCCGTTGAAAATACTAACTTAGTTATAAAAGTACTTATCAGGCTAGTTATTATAGGATTAATATACCCTTTTATATTAGTCCTAATTTTTTTACTTATTATTTTGCCTTTACGATTACTTTTACGGTAGCTTCTTTTGGTATTTTTTTTCATAGAACTAGCCTTTTTAAACATATTAGCATATTTATGAAAAATAAAAGAAACTAACACGTTAAGACCTCCTTTCAAAGAGAATTCCAACGCAATTTCATTATAACATTTTATGGAAATTATTTAAATGAAAATACTAACCAAATATTAAATCATTGAAGGTTTTTATTGTGGTGTAGAGACTTGTTTCACAATAGTTATTGATGGAGTGATAAAATAAAGAAAATAGAATCTATATTTACATAATATTATGTAAATTTAATTCTAATGTAAACTGTATAACAAACTTTTTATATTAAGCTTAAGACCATATCTGGATTGATTTGAGTTTTATAAAAATATGAGTAAAGGAAGGTGGCATTGTGAAGCTAACATCAAAACAGAAAATATTTTGTGATGAGTATCTAGTGGATCTCAATGCCACTAGAGCTTATAAAGCAGCTTATAAAAACATAAAAAAAGATGAAACCGCAAGGGCAAATTCAAGTAGGTTGCTAACAAATGCTAACGTTAAAGATTATATTGAAAAGAGAATGAAGGATAGAGAAAAAAGAACAGAAATAACACAGGATATGGTTATCCAGGAGTTATCAAAAATAGCATTTGCAAAAGGAACTGATTACGCTAAAGTAGTTGAAAAATCGTATATGAAACCTATTTTAGATGACCAAGGGCATAAGGTTGATGAAGAAGAAGTCTTTTATAAAGATGTTGAAGTTATGGAAACTGATAATCTAACAGAGGACCAAAAGAGAGCAATATCATCAATAAAAAGTACTAAATTTGGAATATCAGTTGAAACTTGTGATAAGGTTAAAGCCTTAGAGTTATTAGGTAAGCATTTAGGTATGTTTACTGATAAGGTTGAGGTAAATGGTAGTTTATCTAATGAAGTAAATATAATAATAGATGGTGAAGAATATGGCACTTAATCTAAACATTAATTCAAAAGTATTTAACCCAATATATTTAGAACATCAATTAAATAATAATAACCGTTATCAGATTTACTTTGGAGGTTCATCTTCAGGTAAATCTTTTTCTTTAGCTCAAAGAACTGTTTTAGATGTGCTTAATGGTCATAGAAATTACTTAATAGTTAGAAATGTTCAAAACACAATTAAGAGATCATGTCTTAATGAAATAACAAAAGCAATAAGTAATTTTAAGATTGCTGACTACTTTGAAGTTAATAAAACAGATATGATAATTACTTGTAAAATAAATAAAAAACAAATACTATTTTGTGGTTTAGATGATGTTGAAAAGATTAAATCAATTACTCCAGTAGATGGGGTAATAACTGATATATGGGTAGAGGAAGCAACCGAAACAGAATATAAAGCAGTTAAACAATTAGATAAAAGACTTAGAGGAAGGTCAGATGTAACTAAAAGATTAACTTTAAGTTTTAATCCAATACTTAAGGACCATTGGTTATACAATGAATATTTTAACATTTGGGAAGATAATAAGCAGTATGTAGAAAAGAATAATGTATCTATTCTTAAAACCACATATAAAGATAATAAGTTTTTAACGGATGATGATATAGCAGCATTAGAAAATGAAACAGATCCATATTATTATGAAGTTTATACATTAGGTAATTGGGGAGTTCTTGGAGCTGTTATATTTAAAAATTGGAAAGTGCAAGACTTTAGTGATATTGAAAAGACATTTGATAATTATAGGCATGGAGTTGACTGGGGATTTGCTGATGATCCTTTTGCTTATATAAAATCACATTTAGATAAGACAAGAAAAAGGCTTTATATATGTGATGAAATAGAAGTAGTTGGAATGTTAAATGAAGAATCAGCTCCTTTAGTAAAAGAAAAGGCTGGTTCCAGTAGAGTGATATGTGATAGTGCTGAACCTAAATCAGTAGCTGAATTTAAAAAACTAAGGGTAAATGCTAAATCAGCAAAGAAGGGACCAGGAAGTATTGAATATGGAATTAAGTTTTTACAAGGGTTAGAAATTATAATACATCCGAGATGTCAAAACTTCAAAAATGAAATAAGCAAGTATAAATATAAAGAAGATAAGAATGGCAATATCCTTCCTATACCAGTAGATAAGGATAACCATTTAATAGATGCATTAAGATATAGTTTAGAAGATGATATGAAAGGCAATTCAATATCATTTGATTAAGGAGGTGGCAAGTATGTCCATGATGGATAAGATAAAATCAATATTAACTACTGGAGCTAATAATACTATGACTTTAGAAGAAATAATTCAAGAGGATATTAAAGATTGGAAAAGCTCACAAGTAAGAAGATTAATGTTAGAAGGGCAAAAGTATTATAAAGGTGATACAGATATTATTAATCGTAAAAGAATGGCTATAGGAGAAGGTGGAGAACTTCAAGAAATTAAAAACCTGGCTAATAATAAATTAGTACATAACTTTGTAAGAAAGTTAGTGGACCAAAAGGTAGGATATTTATTATCAAAACCTCTAGCAATTCAAACTAACAATATTCAATATAAAGAACTGCTAGATGATATTTTCAATAAGTCTTTTATGAAGTTGCTTAAAAACTTAGGTAAGGATTGTATTAATAAAGGTATTGCATGGGCACAAATTTATTATAACGAAGATGGTGAGCTTAGATTTAAAAGACTTCCATCAGAAGAAATAATTCCTCTATGGAAGGATTCAGAACATACTAAACTAAGTGTAGTTATAAGAGTATATGAGGTTGAAGTATATGAAGGACATACAAAGAAAACAATAACTAAAGTTGAATATTGGGACACAGAAAAGGTGTTAAGATATGTAGAATATGAAGGTAACTTAATACCTGATGTTGAAGCTCCAGAAGATACAGGGCATTTTAGCATGGTAGATGATAAAGGAAATACAAAATCATTTACCTGGTCTAAAGTGCCTTTTGTATATTTCAAATACAATGATGAAGAACAGCCGCTTATTAAATTTGTTAAATCATTAGTTGATGATTATGACAGAAATAAAAGTGATAATAGTAATAACTTAGAGGATCTACCTAATAGCATATATGTACTTAAGGATTATGATGGTACAAACCTTGGAGAGTTTAGAAAGAATATGTCATTATACAGAGCAGTTAAAGTTACTGGTGAGGGTGGAGTTGAAACTAGAAACTTAGAGATTAATGTTGAAGCTTATAAAACTCATATAGAACAAACTAGAAAAGATATATATGAGTTTGGGCGAGGTGTTGATACTCAATCAGATAAGTTTGGTAATAGTCCTTCAGGAATAGCATTAAAGTTTTTATATAATGACTTAGACTTAGATTGCAATATAATTGAAACAGAGTTCCAAGCTTCACTAGAATATTTATTATGGTTTATAAATCAACACTTAATCAATACTGGACAAGGAGATTGCACTAATGAAAATGTAGATTTTATATTTAATAGAGATACTCTTATAAATGAATCAGATAGTATTAGTAATTGCCAAAACAGTGTTGGTATTATAAGTAATGAAACAATAGTTGCTAATCACCCGTGGGCCACTAAAGATGAATTGGAGAAAATAAAGAAACAGAAAGAGCAGCAAGAAGATGTTTATCCTAAATTTCCTTTAGATGATGATTCTAATGGTGATACAGATGAAGAGTAAAGACTATTGGAAGAAACGTTCAGAGCAAATAGCAAATAAACAATTTAGCAAAACAGATGCTTATATATCAAAACTTTGTTTAGAATATCAAGAAGCATTGTATAGCATAAAGAAGGACATAGAAACATTTTATCAAAGGTTTGCATCTAATAATCAAGTTACTTTAGATGAAGCTAGAAGGCTATTAAATTCAAATGAATTAAACGAGTTTAAAATGGATTTAAAAGAATTTAGAAACAAGGCTAAAAATAATATAGATGATATATGGGAACAGGAACTTAACAATGTATCTTATAAAGTTAGAATAAGCAGATTACAGGCTTTACAAACACAAATTAATAATGAAATAAGGTTATTATATTCTAAGCAACAAGAAGGTGTTACAAGTCTTTTAAATAATATGTATGAGGACACTTACTATAGAAATATATATGAGGTCCATAAAGGTCTAGGTATAGGAGTTAATTTTGCTAAATTAGATACTAGAACAGTAGAAAAAGCTATATCAGAACAATGGCAAGGAAATAATTATAGCAGCAGGATATGGAATGATAAAGAAAAGCTTATTAGAGAATTAATAGTTAATTTAACTCAAAGCTTTATTCGAGGTGATACTATTGATAAAACATCAAAAATAATGTTTGAAAGAATGAATGTAGCTAAAAATAGAGCCAGAACATTAGTTAATACTGAAAGTTCATATATAACATCTAAAGCAACATTTGATAGCTATAATAAAAGTGGAGTGGTAAAACAATATCAGATACTTGCAACATTAGATTTAAGAACATCTAAAATATGTAGATACATGGATGGAAAAGTATTTAAAGTAAGCGAAAAAGAAATAGGAGTTAATGCACCACCATTTCATCCTAATTGTAGAACCACTACAGTAGCATATTTTCCAGATAGTACAGATGATGAAAGAATTGCTAGAGATAGTGAAGGTAAGAATTATTATGTAGATGGAGATATGAGTTATGAGGAGTGGTATGAAAAGTATGTTGATTAAAGCGAGGTGAAAATAATGAAACAAGCAGATTGCGACAAGTGAATACATTTTAGGGTTTGTCAGTTTATTAATAACAATAATTTATCAGAAAAAGATTGGGAGGTTGTTGAGTAATGCCAAAGTTAAGTGAAATACTAGGAGAATCCTATTCTCAGATACCAGAAGATTTACAAGAAAAATATAAGGATATTGATTTAGTAGATAGTTCTAGTTATGTTGCTAAAGATAAGTTTGATACTTTAGACGAGCAGCTTAAAACAGCTAATGATACTATTACTACTTTAAAGAAAGATAATAAGGATAATGAAATTTTACAGACTAAAGTAGGAGAGTATGAAACTAAAGTTAAAGATTATGAAAATAAAATAAAAGAAATGCAGTTTAATTATGCATTAGAAGGAGTTTTAAAGGGTGCGAATGTAAGAAATGCAAAAGCCGTTAAAGCTCTTTTAAATTTAGAAAATGTTAAGTTAGATGGCGAAAATCTTTTAGGACTTAAAGAGCAATTAGATTCATTAAAAGAAAGTGATAGTTATTTATTTACTGAAGAACAGCAAACTAAGTTTTCAGGAATAAAACCTGCTGATGGAAGTAAACCACCTCAAGGGTATAATCCATGGAAAAAGGATTCTTTTAACTTAACAGACCAAGGCAAAATATTTAAAGAAAATCCAGAACAGGCTAAACAATTAATGGCTGAAGCTGGAGTAAATATATAAGAAAAGGAAAGGTGATAAAACATGAATACAAAGCTTAAAATGAACCTACAGCTATTTGCATCAACTGGAACTAAATTAAGTGATGTGATAGTACCAGAATTATTTAATCCTTATATAATAAATCAAACAATGGAAAAGTCAGCATTAATACAAAGTGGAATTATAACAAATAATAGTGAGTTTGATAATTTAGCAAGTCAAGCTTCACCACTTATTAATATGCCATTCTTTGAGGACTTAACAGGAGAATCAGAACAAATAATTGAAGATGGAGATTTAGAAGCAGCTAAGATTACATCTAAAAAGGATGTTGCAGCAATCCTTAGAAGAGCAAAAATGTGGAGTGCTACAGACTTATCAGCAGCAATGTCAGGTAAGGACCCAATGGCTGCTATAGGAAATTTAGTTTCTGGATTTTGGGCAAGAGATATGCAAAAGGAATTAATAGCAATTCTTAATGGTATATTCAGTGCTACAAGTATGAAAGATAATTTACTTGATATATCAGCGTTAGAAGGAAATAAATCTAAATGGAGTGCTAGTGCATTTATAGATGCTCAACAAAAGCTAGGAGATGCACAAGAATTATTAACTGGTGTTATGATGCATAGTGCAGTTAAATCAGAATTAAAAAAACAAAATCTAATTCAAACAATAAGACCTTCAGATAGTCCAGAATTTGATGTTTATCAAGATAAAAGAGTTATAGTAGATGATGGGTGTCCAGTAGATTCAAGTGGTATATATACTACTTACTTATTTGGGCAAGGTGCTATAGCACTAGGCAATGGAAATCCTACTGGATTTGTAGCTACTGAAACTGATAGAGATAAAAAGAAGGGTTCTGGTGTAGATTATTTAATTAATAGAAAGACATATATTTTACATCCAAGGGGAGTTAAATTTACAAATTCTAAAGTTACTAAAACAGAAGGACCTTCAAGAGCTGAATTAAAAGAAAAGACTAACTGGGAAAGAGTATACGAACCAAAACAAATAAGAATAGTTGCATTTAAACATAAGATTTAAGAAGGTGCAAATATGATTAAACTTGATAAGTTAAAACAACTTTTAGGAATAGATAAAGATGATAATACCAAAGATGCGTTTTTAGAATTCGCCTTAGATGATATATTTCAAATAATAAAGGATTATTGTCACATTAAAGAAGTTCCAGAAGAACTTAATAATACAGTTTTAAAGATGGCCATAGATTTATATAGAAATCAGAACTTAGGGGAAGAAGAGACACCTCTAGGTTCTATTTCATCTATAACAGAAGGGGATACATCAATAAGTTATAGGAGCTCAGCCAATGAATTTAAAGACAGCTTACTTAATGATTATAAAAGTCAACTCAATAGATATAGAAAGTTGGTATGGTAATTATGAATAAAGCATTTAAACAAGCTAGAAAAGCCATAGAAAAACTTTATGATTGTAAATGTAATATAAGTGGTGGTAATAAAGAAAAAGTTAAAGATCCTATAACTAAAGAAACTAAATTAGTAACAAAAATAAAATATAAAGATATTAAATGTAAAATATCAAAACAAAGCTTAAGTAAAAATACTCAAACTGATACAGTAAATCAGATAGTATATGAACTTAAGCTTTTTATATGTCCAGAATTGGATATTAAGCAAGGTGATGTTGTAGAAGTCACTAATAAGTTTGGAGAAAAAGAAACATATAAAGCTGGAGAAGGATTTAAATACAATACACATCAAGAAGTTATTTTAATCAGAGAAGGTAAAGCTTAATGAGTAGACTAGGAAGTTTTGATTATTCTGGATTTAAGGACATGGCTAAAAGGTTTAACAAGGCACTTGATGAAAGAGTAATTGAAAGGTGGATAAGAGAGTTTCTCTTAGAAATGGCTTTTAGAGCTGAAAGAAAGATTAAGAAAAGAACTCCAGTAGACAGCGGACACCTAAGACGTAATTGGCAAGTAGGCAATGTAGAAAAAAGAGGTAATGCTTATTTAGTAGAGATATTTAATAATACTGAATATGCTTCATTTGTAGAGTACGGTCATAGAACTCGAAATCACAACGGATGGGTTGAAGGTAGATTTATTGCCACAATATCTATGCAAGAAATTGAAAGAAAGTTACCAAAGTTTTTAGAAAGAAAACAGTTGGAATTATTGAATCAGATACTTAATGGTAGGTGATAGCAATAACTAATATAAATGATTTAAGAATAGGAATTAACCAGGCATTAGATAAAGAGTTCCCTAACACAGCTATATATGGAGAAGAAATTAAACAGGGATTTGAAGAGCCTTGTTTTTTTATTAAAGTTTTATCTTCAGCACAGGATAAGCAACTTAATATTAGATACAAGAAAGCTGTTTATTTTGACATTCACTATTTTAGTGATAAGGAAGATATAAATTCAGATTGTTTAGAGATGACTGATAAGCTATATGAGGTACTTGAATATATAAAAGTAGGTAATAGCTTATATAGAAGTACTGATATGACACATGAAGTTATAGATGGAGTTTTACACTTTATGTTGCAGTTTAATTATCATGTGCTTAAGGAAATTGAAAAAGCTCCTAAAATGAATAAATTAAAAGTTGAGGTGAAGTTAAGTGGAAAATGAAGAAGCTAAATTTACTAAAGAACAAATAGTATCTTCCAAACAGTTTACAATTATAGAAAAAGACATATTAAAAGCTATTTTAGAAGATAAAGAATATGGACTAGAAGAGGTTAAAGATATTTTAGCAGAATTTAATGAGAAGGAAGTGAAATAGATGGCAGGAGGAACATGGGAAAAGCAGAATAAAATTAGACCAGGAGCTTATATAAATTTTAAGTCTAAAAAACAGGCACAAACTCCAATAGGTGAAAGAGGTATTGCTACAATGCCATTGGTATTACCTTGGGGTCCTGAAAAAGAAATTATAAGTATTAATGCAGATGATGATCTAAGTAAAGTGTTAGGCATTAATATAGCTGATGGAAGTGCATTGCTTATTAGAGAAGTATTTAAGAGAGCAAAGACATTACTTTTATACAGACTTAATGAAGGAACTACGGCTACTGCTACATTGGAAGGGTTAACTGTAAATGCAAAATACAGTGGAACTAAAGGAAATAATATCACTATAATAATTCGAAACAGCATAGATGTTCCAGGAAGCTTTGAAGTAATAACTATGTTTGAAGGGAATAAGGTAGATAAGCAATTAGTTAAGACTATAGCCGATTTAAAGCCTAATAATTATGTTGATTTTAAGGGTACTGGAGACTTAAAAGCTAGCGCAGGAGTACCACTTAAAGGTGGAGAAGATGGAACAGCTACTAATCAAAATTATACTGATTATTTAGCGGCTATAGAACCATATGAATTTCATACTATAGGAATACCAATAAAAGATTCTAGTATAAAGGCAGTTGCAACAACATTTATTAAAAGACTAAAGGAAGATGGTAGACAAGTTCAGTTAGTATTAGAAAATTACTCAGAAGCTGATAGTGAAAATGTTATTAGTGTTAAAAACGGTGTTGTTTTATCTGATGGGACAGTAATAACATCTGACAAAGCAGTTGCATTTGTAACGGGAGCTACAGCTGGAGCGAATGTAAATCAATCTAACACCTATTTAGAATATCCTGGGGCAATTGATGTAGATAAAAAATATACGAATAGAGAAATTGAAGAAGCTCTTTCGAATGGAGAAGTGATATTTACTATTAGTAATAGAAGAATAGTAATAGAACAGGATATTAATACGTTTAAGTCTTTTATAGCCGATAAAGGAAAAGACTATAGGAAGAATAGAGTAATACGAACCTTATTTGAAGTAAACAATGGCATTAGATTGCTATGGGAAACTAATTATATTGGTAAAGGCAATAATGATCCTGATGGAAGAGATTTGTTTAAGAAAGATATAATTAAATTCTTAGAAAAATTACAAGGCATAAGTGCTCTTAAAAATGTTACTCCAGAAGACATAAAGGTTCAAGGTGGCAATGATAAGGATTCTGTAGTATCAATAGTCGGAGTGCAGCCTGTAGATGCAATGGAAAAACTCTATATGACTATAGAAGTAAGCTAGGAGGTGAAAATATATGGGCTACTTAAAATATGGAGATACGATAAGTGGACAAGAAGCAAAAGGGTTTTTAACCATAAATGGTAGAAATGAAGAACTATTTTATGCTAAAAAGCTTGAATCTAAAATAGAGAAAGAAAAATCTGAAGGAAAGACATTAGGAAAAAGAGGTACACAATCTAAGGCTAAAGGTTATAAAGGAACGGGTACTTTAACTATATATAAAGTTACATCTTTATTTATAGAGATTATGCTTAAATATATGAAAGAGGGTATAGATACTTATTTTGATTTAACAGTTATGAATGAGGACCCTACTAGCAGTATTGGAAAACAGACGGTAGTACTTAAAAATTGTAATTTTGATGAAGTAAATATCGCATCATTTGATGTTGATTCAGATGCATTAGAAGAGGACATGGCATTTACATTTGATGATGCAGATTTATTAAATAAATTTAAAAAACCACAATTAGGATAATAGGAGGATATTATAATGAGTCAATTTGAAGATTTTTTAATAGATAGTTTTGAAGATGTAGAAGAGGTTGAAAAAGAATTAGAGATAGGTGGAAGAAAAAGAAAGATGAGGTTTAAAGCAATTGGTGCTACTAGAGCTGATGAAATTAGAAGGGATTGTAGAAATGTTAAATTTATAAAAAGTCAAAAGATAGTAGAAACAGACCAGGATAAATATCTAGAAAAAGTAATAGTAGAAACTACAGTGTACCCAGATTTAAAAAATGCTGAATTACAATCCAATTGGGGTGTAATGGGAGCTGTTGAATTACTTCAAGCCATGAAATCAAAAATGACAGATGGTGAATATAGTTCGTGGTCAAATGTAGTTTCAGAAATAAATGGATATGATAAAGAACTACAAGAATTAATTGAAGAAGCAAAAAACTAATAAAGGGAGGGGATGGTGAAGCGAATTATGCTTACTATGCCCTCCACAAATTAAAAATACTTCCGAGTACATTAGTTAAAATGACTAGAAAAGAAAAAGCTTTTATATATGCCTCTATTGATTTATATGTAGAAGAAGAGAAAAAGAACATGAAAAAGGTCAAAGGTAAAAGAAACTAATATTGAAAATATATTCTTGAATTGTTAGAATTAAACTAAGTTTAACAAGGGAGATGAATATATTGAAAAAGTTAATATGCATTATCTTAAGTACAATATTTATAATTACATTAAGTGGTTGTAACGGAAAAACAGATGCACAAACATCTAATAATTCAGAAAAAAAGGTTCAAGAAATTAAAACAGAGGATAAGAAAGAAGTTCACCAAGAAGAACCTAAATTTAAAACTATTGTTAAAGGAACGGTTAATAAAATAGAAAACTATTGCCAGTTTACAATTAATGACGTAAAATTTGGTAAAAAAATCATTCCGCCAAAACCATCTGGAGTATATACTTATTATGAATCTAAAGAACCAGGAACAACATATTTAGATACTGTAGTAAATATAAAAAGTCTTTTAAAAGAAGTAGAATTAGCAGATAGGTTTTTAAAAGTAGAGGTGATCTATGATAATAAATACACATATAGTACGTTTTCTACTATAGAAGAAAATGGGGGTGCTAACTTTACCTATACTAATATAAAATCACTAGAACCACTAAAAAGTGGAAATGTTCATTTTATAGCAGAAGTTCCTGAGGAAGTTTCAACCAACACAAAATCAGTCGTTATTGTTATAAGTACTAATAATGAAGAATTAAGATACAACTTTAGATAAGTTAAAGTTTGTTTTGACAAAATAGCAAAATCAATATATGTATAAATTCATTCATAAATATACTAATTATTGAAAAAACATACAAATTAGTGTATAATATTCATGAAATAATTTACATTTATGGAGGGATCTTATGAAAACAAAACATTCTAAATGTCTATTAATTGCAGCAATATTAGGTTCTTTATACTCATTATATCTTATAACATATTTTGCTGGTGGATTAGTGAGCAAGAGCGGTACAGAACTCTTAGGAGCTAGTATAGCTACTGCATTGGTTACACCACATATGATTTTAGTTGTATTAGCAACAATATTTAATTGGGTAGGATATTTTTCAAATAAGAGGGGTTTTGCGCTTACAGGAGGTATTTTGTATTCTGTAGGAGGAGTTATATTTATTATGTATATTGTATTTGTTATTCCATCAATAGTTTTAAGCTTTGTTGGATATTCTAAGCTAAAAGGTATAATAAATGCAAATGATACATTAAATAGTTAACTAATTAATTTTAAACGATAAATTATAAATATAATAAAAACACTTACTAAAAAATAGTAAGTGTTTTTATTATGCAAGAAAGGAGGAAAGACGTGGCTACGATATCAGCAAGTTTAAGAATGTTTGACCAAATGACAAGACCACTACAACAAGTTACTCAAGCTTTAAATCTAACAATAAGTGCTATGGATAATATGAGCAATTCAGCAAATAGAGATATAAGACTAAGCAATAATCTAAATGCAGCTAGAGCAAGTGTTAATAGAGCAAATGCAGAATTGCAAGCATTATCAAGTACACAAGACAGGACAACAAATAGACAAGAGCGATTAAATAATTCATTTAATCGTGGAGCTAGAGCATCAGATGGACTAGCAAGTAAGATTAAAGGATTGGTTGGTGCTTACTTAGGGTTTCAAGCAGTTAAAAAAGGCATAGATTTAACTATAAATGGTGCAGCTAAACTAGAACAACAACTTATTGTAATAAGTGGTATGCTAGGCAATAAAGATGTTGGAAAAGCTTTCTTTGGTCAATTAAATAAATACGCTAATGAGAGTGTATATGGATTAAAAGAGTTTAATGCTATAACAAGGAGTTTTATTCAATTCACTAAAAATACAGATAAGCTTATGAGTTTAGATAAAACTGCTGAAAAACTTGCTTTTCTAGATCCAACGCAAGGGTTAGAGGGTGCAGGGTTTGCACTTAAAGAAGCTTTAGGTGGAGATTTTATGTCTCTTAAGCAAAGATTTGGTTTTGGTAAAGCTGATGCAGAAATATTAAAAGCATCTAAAGATATGGATGACTTCATAAATAAATTTAATAAATTGTTAGCAAAAAAAGGAGCAACCGATAAAGCCCTACAAGAATTTAATCAATCAGCAGTTGCTCAAATGAATAACTTAAAATCTAATGTAGAAACTGCTTTTGCACAAGCTGGACAAAAAGGACTTGAAATATTAAAACCATTACTTAGTAGAATAAATCAAGGTTTTAAAAATGGTAGTTTCAATAGTTTTTTTAATGGTGTAGGAGTAGGGTTAACCTTAATTGTAGATTTAACAATGAAGGTTATAGATGGATTCCGGTGGATTGGAGATGTAGTTAGCAGTAATTGGGGAATGATTGAGCCTATTATCTGGGGAATTGTAGCTGCTTTAATAGTTTATAATGCGACAATGGGAATAGCATGGTTAACAACCTTAATGGATGTTGGGAGTAAGATTGCTCATACTATTGCATCATGGTCAGAAACTGCTGCTATAATAGCTTTGACAATAGCTCAAGATGGACTAAATGCAGCATTGGCAATGTGCCCCTTAACTTGGATTATTATAGGCATAATTATATTAATAGCTGTATTTTATGCAGCAGTAGCAGCAGTAAATCACTTTGCAGGTACTAGTATTTCGGCGACGGGAATTGTTGCAGGAGTTTTTACGGCACTTGCAGCTCATATTTATAATGTAATAGCATATATGTGGAATGTTGTTGCTTCATTTGTTGAGTTCTTTGCAAATGTATTTACTCATCCTATATACTCCGTAAAAAAACTATTTGTCAACTTATCTAATAATGTTTTAGATATGTGCATCTCAATGACAGGAGGATTTGATGGTGTAGCAAACAATCTTGCTAATGCTTTTATAAAGGGTGCAAATTTAGCAATAAAGGCTGTCAATTGGATTGTTGAAGCATTAAATAAAATCCCTGGAGTTAACATAGGTAAAGCTAGTGAATTTGCACAAGTAGGTTCAATTACAAGTAGCTTAAAAGGTGTTAAAAGAAATTTAAATAATTGGTTAGGTGATGCACCTTCTGGCTATTGGACTGCTCCAAAAATGCAAATGAAATCTATTGGTGGTGCATTTAATACAGGTTATAATTGGGGCAAAAATCTTAGTGGAAAGTTTGACTTAGGAAATATGCTTAATAATAAAGATAAAGTGTCCCAACCTAAAATACCAGATTTAAATGCATGGAATAAAGCACAAGGACCAGGAACATTATCTATGGCCGTACCAAAGGATAAGGGAAGTGGTAAAGGGAAAGGGTTAAAAGGCCTTGGCAAACATGCAAAGGGTGCTAAAGATCATCTTAAAAATATAGATGATAAAATAGATATTTCAAACGAACATTTAGAAATGCTTAGAGACTTAGCACAACAAGAGAGCATACAAAACTTTACTACATTGTCTCCAACTGTACAAATAACCACAGGAGATATTAAAGAAGAAGCAGATATAAATAAGATAATATCTAAAATAGAATCTTACATGGAAAATGAATTAGTTAATAGTGCAGAGGGGGTATATAGCTAATGGCTTATAAAATGTACTTAGGTATAAATGATGGAGAAGAAGGTTTTATGCTCCCAGTACTTCCTGAAAAGATAGAATGTAATGAAGATGGAGATAATAAAACATTCAATATTATAAATCTTGGAGAAGTAAATACTATAAATAAACCTAAACTTATGGATATATCTTTTGAATCGTATTTTCCAAAACATAAAGGTCCCTATGTAAGCTCGGAACAATTATTTGAACCGAGCTTTTATATTTCTAAAATTAGAGAGTGGAGAGAAAAGAAACAGAAGATAAGATTTATATTTGTAGGAGGTCCACTTGAAATTAACGATTTATTTACCATAGAAAATTTTAAGTACAGTGAAGAAGGCGGTGCTGTTGGAGATATAGATTATTCTATAGATTTAAAAAGATATAGATCATTTGCTGCTAAAAAAGTTACTATAGTCACCAAAACAAATAATACTAGTAATAATAATGCTAAGAATGATCCAAATAAAAAAATAGCTAAAGTTAATTCAACTTCACCAAGACCAAATAATAAGAAAAATACTAACATATATGTTGTTGTAAGTGGAGATACTCTTTTTCATATTGCTAAAAGATTTTTAGGCAAGGGTTCTAAATGGAAACAAATATACAATTTAAATAAAGATAAAATTAAAAATCCTAACATGATATATCCAGGTCAAGAGTTAAGGCTAAGGTGATTACATGAATATACAATTGTTATTGGATAATAAAAATGGAAATGTTTTTGACATATCTGAACTGGTAAGTGAAGTAACCTGGAAAACTAAGAGAAAAGGTAAGCCATCAAGTTTAGATATACAACTATTGAAAGATAACAAAATTAATGTAAGTAATGGTGATGTTATTAGCTTTAAAGCTGATAATAATAAAGTTTTTTATGGATATGTGTTTAACAATAGTGGTGGCAAAGATTCAGAAATAAAATTAACAGCTTATGACCAGATAAGATATTTATTATTTAACGATACTTATGTATCTAAAAATAAAAAAGCAAGTCAGATAATAACTCAGATTGCTAAAGGAACTGGACTTACAATAGGAAACATAGAAGATACTGAGTATATTATTCCACAAGTTTTAGAAGAAGATAAAAAACTCCTAGATATAATTTATAGTTCTTTAGATAAAACGCTGATGAGTACAAAACAGACCTATGCTTTATATGATGATTTTGGATACTTAACTTTAAGAAATATAAATAATATGAAACAAGTTGAAATTATAAGTGATGATAGTAACTTAGGTGATTATAGCTGGAGTAATAGTATAGATGATGAAACATATAATCGAGTTAAAATAGTTAGAGATAACAAAGAAACTAAGGGTAGAGATGTGTATATAGCACAAGACAGTAATAATATTGCTAAATGGGGAAGACTTCAATATTACAAGAAAGTGGATGAAAAGTTAAACAAGGCTCAAATACAAGAAATAGTAAATTCTACTTTAAAGCTTAAAAACAGAGAAAAGAAAACACTAAAATTAAAAGATGTTGTAAGTACTGATTTGGTAGAAGATTTAAAACTTAGAGCAGGATCTGGAGTATTTGTTGATATAAAAGAAAAAGGAATTAAGCAATATTATCTTATAGAGGAAGCTACCCATAGATTTGAGAAAGGAAACTTGGTGATGGATTTTGATTTAAAGGTGGTGTAGATATTGGGAATGATAGATACAATAAAAAAAGCAAGTATGGGAGCGGTAGGTGCCAGTAATCCAGTTAATATTTTATTTGGAGAAGTATTAAACATTAGTACTACAACATTGGAAACATCAAAAGGAGAAGTTAAGTATTTTAATAATCATATAGATAAAATTGAAATTAAAGTAGAGCAGAAATTAATCTTAGACAAAGACTTTTTTATTATTCCGGAAAGCTTGACTAGGTATGAAATTTTATTAAAACATAAGCATGAGTATGAAGATACTTCTTATAATTCAACAACTACTAAAGAAACCCAGGAAAAATTATTAGATAGAATAATAATTAGAGAAGGACTAAAACAAGGTGATAAAGTATTACTTTTAAGAGTTCAAGGTGGTCAACAATATGTTGTTTTAGACAAGGTGGTGTAATATGAGTCAAGTTAGTATATTGCCACAAGGAGCAGTTTTAAATGAAAGTATAGAAATAGAAGAAGACTATATAGAGCCAACTAAGACATATAAAATTAAAGATAATAAAATAATTGGATTGTGTGATGGCATTGAAGCTTTAAAACAAGCTATATATTTAATTTTGAACACTGAAAGATATGAGCATCTTATATATAGTGATGATTATGGAAGTGAATTAAAGTCTTTAATAGGTAAAGATAGGGATATAGCTGAGAGCGAGTATAAAAGAAGAATTAAGGAGGCTTTAAGTCAAGATGATAGGATTAATAATGTAGACAATTTTATATTTAAATATGATGGTGACAATGTGCTTATAGAGTTCATTGTTTTTTCTATTTATGGAGAGTTTTCAATGAGCAAGGAGGTGTAATAATGTTTGAAGAACAAACTGAAGAAGCTATTCTAAAAAGAATGATGGATAAAGTGCCGGATGACTTAGACAAAAGAGAAGGTTCTATTATTTATAATGCATTAACTCCAGCTGCACAAGAAGTTGCTAGAATTTATTCCGATATGAATTACTTTATGCAATGTACATTTGCAAGTCCTGATATGCCTGATGAATTTTTGGATTTAAGAGTAGCAGAAGAAGGACTTAAAAGAGAAAAAGCCACTCATTCAATTAAAAAAGGATATTTCTATGATGATGAAAATAATCCTATGGATGTTCCTATAGGAAGTAGATTTTCAATAGAAAATTTTAACTTTAAGGTAAAAACGAAAATTGAACAAGGTATTTATAAAATGCAATCAGAAGATACAGGCATAGGAAGTAATTCTATAACAGGACAATTAATTCCTATAGACTACATAGAAGAGCTATCAATGGCTAGGTTAGGAGAATTAATTATACCAGGAGAAAATGAAGAAAGTAATGAAAGCCTATATGATAGATATATAGAACATCTTAATGAAAAACCTTTCGGTGGTAATATATCAGATTATAAGATTAAAACTAAATCTATAGAAGGTGTTGGCACTGTGAAAGTATTTCCTGTATGGAATGGTGGCGGTACTGTAAAAATAGTGTTTTTAGATAGTGAGTATAATATACCTACAACAGAATTAGTTAATAAAGTGCAAACAGCCTTAGATCCAATACAAAATCAAGGAAAAGGATTGGGGCTTGCTCCAGTAGGTCATATAGTTACAGTTAAAGGTGCGCAAAATACAAATTTAACTATAAAAACTAAACTTATTTTAAAAAGAGGAACAACGATAGGGCAAGTAAAACAAGACATAGAAAAGGTTATAAAAGATTATCTCTTAAAACTAAGGAAAGAATGGCATGAGGAAAATAATTTAATAATTAGAATAAGTCAAATAGAGGCGAGAATTTTAAATGTTGAAGGTGTTGCAGATTTATTTAATACTAGTATAAATGATAAAGAAGAAAATCTTACTCTAGTGGAAGAAAATGTTCCATTATTAAAAGAGGTGGTACTGAGTGAAAAAGAAATTAATTGAGTTTCTGCCACCGGAAATTGCTAACATAGAAGATTTTAAAGAAATAATGAATACTGAAACTGTAGAATTAGAAGTTGTGGAAAATAAACAAAGACAGCTTTTCCATGAAAATTTTATAGATACAGCGACGGAGTATGGAATAAAACATCAGGAAAAGCTTTTTAAGGTTAGACCTGATTTAGAAAATGAAACATTAGAGTTTAGAAAACTAAGAATTAAAAATAGAAAAATAGATAAAGCTCCATTTACTCATAGATTTCTAGAACATAAACTTGAAAGTTTGTTTGGAAAAGATAACTATAAATTAGATGTATTGAATGATAAGTACATCTTAAAAGTTGATATAAATACTTTTGACTGGAACATGTTCAATGAAATAATAAATAATTTTAGAAAAATAATTCCTTGTGATATGATTTTAAATTCAACTTTAACTAATAAAATAGAAACTAATGTTTATGTTGTAGGTACGACAATATGTGGTGAAGAATTAACAGTATATCCGTGGAGTCCTAAAAATATAGAATCTAAAGGAAATGTAACTGTAGCTATAGGGAATAATACTGGTTTTGAAGATATAACAATATATCCTAGGAAGGAGGATTAAGTGTGAAAGAGCAATTTTATACTATATTAACGGCAATAGGTAAAGCTAAGATAGCTAATGCAAGCGCGATGGGAACAAAATTAAATATAACAAAATTACAGGTAGGGGATGGCGGCGGTTCGTATTATAATCCAACCGAAGAACAAGAACAACTTAAAAATAAAGTATGGGAAGGAAACATTGGTTCTATAACTGTTGATAAAGATAACAAAAACTGGATAGTTATAGAAACACTACTACCTGGAGATATTGGCGGATTTATGATAAGAGAAGCTGGCATATTTGATAGCGATGGAAATTTAATAGCTGTAGGTAAATACCCTGAAACTTATAAGCCTATTACATCTCAAGGAAGTCTTAAAGATTTAAAAATTAGAATGATACTTGAAATAAGTAATACATCAACTGTAACTCTTAAAATAGATCCTACTGTAATTCTTGCAACTCAAAAAGATATACAAATATTGCAAAATAATATAACACAAAATAAAGAAGAAACAGATAAGAAAATACAAAAACTTACTTCGCAATATGAAGATTGTGTGAAGAAAATAGGAAATATAAAAGATTTAAAAACTAATAATAAAGATAATTTAGTAAGTGCATTAAATGAGGTTTTTACATCTGCCGATAATGGGAAAAAATCTATATATAATTCCATTGTCGGCAAAAATGTTACTCCTAAAAGTAAAGATTTTAAAGACCTAAAAAGTGCTATAGACAATATTAAGTTAGGACAAGGAACTGCACAACCATCACACGTTCTAAAAAATTTCACTTTTACTAACGATACTGGGGTAGTGCAAGAGGGCAACATTCCAGTAATGGGGAGTAAAGAAATAACTCCCTCAACATATGTACAGGAATTAGGAAAGGGCTACTACAACAGTATAAAAATAAAACCTGTAAACAAAGATAATATCCCAAATATCTTTCCAAATTTAAAACCGGAGAATATAGCTGACGGCGTTGATATTGGAGGGATTGTTGGTACAGCACCAAAAATAATTAAAAAAAGTGAAACATTTACTTTGAAGGATATGAAAAAGAATTTCACAGTAGAAATAAAGTTGCCAAATAAAGTTGAAAAAGAAGATGGCATACCAACATATGATGATACTTCAACATATAGATTATATGTTTATCTTTTTGCAAAAACAGATAATGCAAACTATCAATTTTCAAATGATGTAACATTTTATCATTGGGGAACAAATAAACATTTAATGGTAGAGTCATCAAATAAAGATGAAAAATTTACGAATTTTGGAAATAAGAGCTATCAGCTTGATTTTAAAGAAAGAACTAGTTATGCCGTTTATGACTTAGCAGCTTATATTTCTTTTAAACTCCACAAAGGTTATTCTATTATAGAAATAAGTTTGTATAATTTTCCCGAAAAAAATGAAAAAATCATAGAAGCCAAATTAAAATATAATCTTGAATATATTCCACATTTATAATTAGAAAAGGGTGATTAAATGAAACGCAGAATAATTTATAAAGAAAATAAAGTTACTAAGCAGACAGATATACTTTGTATACAAGTAGCTGAAGAATTAAAAGATATAGAATTGAAAATGTTAGATATGAATTATGGACAAGATAAAGACAAGTTTGATAGGGCTAAGAAAATATCTATTAAAGATGGAAAAGTTATTTTTGATGAATTATACGATGTGAATGAAGAATTAATAAAAGAAAAAGAACAAACAGAAAAAGAGTTGTTAAAAGCTAAGTCTACGATAGTAGATTTACAATACAAAAAATTATTAAATAAAAAAGAAGAAAAGGTAGGTAAATAATATGAATTTATATAAATTATTAAAAGATTTGATTGAAGCAAGTTATTATGAAAAAGAGGACATGACTAATAAGCTAAATGTATTTTATACATTTAATCAAATCACTTTAGAGCAGTATACAGAATTAATGAGTAAAGTTAATCCAACAACTAAAGAGAAGGTTATTGAAAAACATAAAGAAGAAACAGAGCATAGTGAAGTTGTAGAATAAAATTCAATATTAAAGCAATAATTTAAGACTTTAGATAGTCTTTTTTTATTGCTTTTTTTAAAAATTTATAAAAATCCTTGTTTTAAATTTTAAATGTAATAATAATCTTTTAAGTTTAAAATAAGGAGATGAGATTTATGTTTGAAGACTTTAGAGATATGGTGATAATGTTTTTACTATATCTTATAATAAAAAAATTATTTTAGCTCAAACTTAGGAGGGAAATATGGATAAAAACATTTTTAACACAGTTATAGCAGCAACAGGAACAGTGCTTACATGGTTATTTGGAACGTGGGACATAGCTTTAATAGTATTAATTACTGCTATGTCTTTAGACTACATTATGGGCATTATGTGTGGCTATAAAGATAAGAGTTTAAGCAGTTCTACAGGCTTTAGAGGACTAACTAAGAAGTTTACAATATTAATTATTTTAATATTAGCAGTATGCTTAGATAGACTTATAGGACAAGGCTGGGTATTTAGAACTTTAGTTATATATTTTTATGTAGCTATAGAGGGAATAAGCATCTTAGAAAATGCAGTTAAGTTAGGACTAGAAGTGCCTGACGCACTTAAAGATGCTTTAATACAACTAAAGCAAGGAAATAAGAAAGAGATTAAAGAGCAGGACAAATAGTCTTGCTCTTTTATTTTATAAAAAATTTAGGAGGTAATTTTTATGAAGATAAATAAAGTATATCTAAAAGGTCAAGAAAAAACAGGAGGATGGAATAATCCTAATAAAATCATCATTCATCATCCAGAATTTTATGGAACTGTTCAATCATTAAATGATGTAATGAGAAATATGGGATTTAGTATGATAGGATATAATTACTATGTACGTAAAGATGGTTCAGTATGGCAAGGTAGACCAGTTAGTGCAACAGGAGCTAATTGTTATAATCAAAATCATAGCAGCATAGGTGTTTGCTTTGAAGGAAATTATGATAATGATAAAACAATGCCAGATGCTCAATTTAAATCTGGTGTAGAATTAATACAGTATCTAAACAACATTTATGGCATAACAGAAGTTAATGGACATAAATATTATAGAAATACCGATTGTCCAGGAAGACATTTCCCACTTCAAAAAATGCTAGATGCTGTAAAAGGAACACCAATAAAAAGTTCTTCTAGTGGTTCTTTAGATGGTCGAATTGGAATTGTAGCTACTAGATCTAGTAATTTAATTGTAAGAGACAAACCAGGAACACAAGGAAATAAAATAGGTTCGTTACAAAAAGGTTCTAGAGTAAAATTATTTAAAAATTGTGGTAATGGCTGGTACGAAATTTACTATGGAGCTCATGGTGGCTATGTAAGTGCAGATTATATAAATTTAATATAGTTTTAAAAGGGATGCTATTTTATAGTGTCCCTTGTTTTTTTATATTTGCAAAAATTGATTAAATAAATTTCCAAAAGACTATTGACTTATTATACTACACGTAGTATAATATAATTGTAGAGAGGAGGGATATGAAAGTGGATGATTTAATTGAAAAACTAAAAAAGCTTGATAAACTGCTCGCAACAGTTATCAAGCTACTGATTAAAATTACTATAGTAGTAAAATTAATCAAACACATATTTCAAGGATAGGGGATAATCCCCTTCCTTAATTAAAATATTATAATAACATCCACTTTTAGTCAAATGGAAAAATATAAAAAATTAGCTTTTCTAATATTTAAAATCGCATTTGAAATATGCATTATTTTATGTTTACTATTTATAATTTATAAAACTTTTTTTTAAAAGGAGTTTATTATGGAAAAGAAAAAGCAAACTATTGCAAATCAAAAATGGGAAAGCAAAAATAAAGAATATGCTTCATATTTAAAAAGTAGATCTAGTGCTAGAAGCTTTATAAGAAATAAAGCAACATTCGATGATTTACAAGAATTGAAACAACTAATAAAAGAAAGAGAAGAAAAATTATAATTAGAATCCTCGGAACATTTCCGAGGATTCTTTTCTTTATTTGAAAATATATGTAATATATTATAATATAAACGTATAATATAAATTTTGAGGAGGGTTTAAAATGGAAACAATAGCAATTATTTTATTTTTAGCTGGAGTTATTGGAATAATTGTTTCTTTAATACTAATTATTAAAAATGCTATTAAAAAACAAGAGAATACAAAAAATAAAAAGATATTATTAGCATGTCTAGCGTTGGCAGTAGCATCATTTATTGCGGTACCAACAGGTCAAGCAAATAAAGATACACAAGTAAACAACACAACAAAAATAGAAGAAAATAAAAATTTATTAACTGAAAAGGATAGGGAACTGTTAAAAAAACATTACAAAGACTTTGATGTTGAACAAAGAACTCAGTTTGCAGAAATAGAAGATAAATATAAAAAGATGAATGATTCTGATAAAAAAGCAATAAAAGTTGATTTTGAAAGAATGTGCAAAGAAAGAGGTATACAAGTTAAAAAGTGGGAAGAAGAAGATAAAAAGAAAGCTGCAGCAGAAAAAATTGAAGAAAGCAAAAAGTGGGAACAATTTGTTAAGGAAAATAGTAAAAAACTAACTGCGGGAGAACACATAGTTGGTAAGCATATAGCTAAGGGTAATTATAATGTAACATTTAATGGAAATGGTAATTTTATAGTGTATGGCAGTGATGGAAATGCCTTGATAAATGAAATAGGAGGCTATCAAATAAAAAAATATAAAGCTATACTGCCAGAGGGTTCTAAAATACAACTGAAGGGAATGAGTGCTAACTTTACACCTATAAAAGCAACATTAACACCATATAAAAGTGTTGATATATATGCTGGATATTGGGTAGTTGGAACTGATATAACGAAAGGAAGATACAAAGCGAGTACATCAAAAGGAAATGGAAATTTTATTATTTATAGCTCTAATGGGAGTGCAAAAGTAAATGAAATTTTAGGAGAAGCTGGAGTAAAAGAAGTAGTAGTAGATTTAGATAATGGTGATATTGTAGATATAAAGGGATTAAATAATATTAAACTAACACCAGAAAAGTAAAAGATATTTATATAAAGTAGTGAACGAAAAGCCCTAGGTCAACCTAGAGCTTTTCGTTTTTGAAATAAAAATATAGATTTTATTTCCATGCATATTTGAAGTAAATTACTTTTATTTACATTTTAAAACACAAAACATCACGTAACATTTCACTTTTTTTGCAAAAATCAAAATATCATATATCATAAACTCCTATACTCCACTAATATCAATACTTTCAAGCATTTTAAATTTATTTTTTTTGGTGAACAACTAAAACTGTAAGATAAAATACAGTTTTGGAGCTACCAAACTCGATTCTTTTTCAAGACGCTAAAACTGGAAAAAATATAAGAAAAATAAAAATAATTTTGAGTTTTTTAAACTTTTTGTAAAAAAACGACTATAATAATTTATTAAAAGTATATTATGTATGGAGGTTAAAAATGGAAGTTAAGGGCAATAATTTATTAAGATTAGAAAATAAAAAACTAAAGAAAGAAAACATACAATTAAAAAAAATAATATTGGAAATTAAAAAACAAATTTTAATTTACTCAAAAAATAAATAACCTATTAAGGTTATTTATTTTTTGATATGTGTTCTATTAAGTCAGAAACATCACATTCTAAAACATCACATATTTTATCTAGATGATCTAGATTTATTCTTTCTATAAGCTCATTATATATTTCACTTATAGTACTAGGTCTTATTCCTGTTTTCCTTGCTAAATCAGCCTGAGTCCATCTTCTTTCACCTAAAATTCTAGAAAGATGTATCTTTATCATAATATCACTCCTTATAACCAATGCAGAGACATTATAACGTAATATATAAAAATACTGTTTAAAATGTTATAATATAACGAAAATGGTTATAAGAAAACTAATTTTAAGGAGTGAATAGTATGCAAAAATCAAAAGAAGAGATAGCAGTTTTAAAAAATAAGATTAAGATTTTACAAAAACAAAATGCAAGATTAAGAAAAATAATACTTAAAATTAAACAAGTAGTAATTGATTATAATAACTAGATGCTTGGTTGTCTTTTGGTTGTCTAAATTTAATAACTATATAAAAAAATATATAAAAGTTAATGTTAAAATTGATTTAAATTAGAGCAAATTGAATGATTTTTAAATATTTAAAATGCTTTTTTATGAATTATATAGACCTCCAAAACCATTGGTTCTGGGTTCGAGTCCTAGTGCCCCTGCCAGACGTAAGACCAGTAATCGTAACGATTACTGGTCTTTTATAATATCATTTTTTAGGAGTAATAATTAAGCATATGGTTGTCTTCTCATCGTATGTCTAAGTATTACTTTTATTTTTATTATAAATCTAAGTATTATTTTAAATAATACTTAGATTTATAATGTTATTAGTTTTTGAAAAGTTATACTGTTTTTAAAAAGTATATATTTTTCATTATAAGTTTAATGAATATTATAAAAAACAAATAAAATTAAACATTAGTAGGAATAAAATGTAATTTATAATGTAAAAATGTTGTAAAAAATGAAAAAATATAATATAATAAATCATATATTAACAAATGATAAACAAAATTAAAAAATTATACACAAAAGAATAGGGGGAAGAATATGCTAGATAATATAAAGGTTAAAGGAAAAGTCTTATTGATAACAGGTATCATGGCTTTAATAGCTGTTGTTGTTGGTATTATTGGACTTTTTTATTTAGGAAACTCAAATAAAAGCATGGATGATATGTATAACCAAAATTTGATTTCTACAAATCTATTATTAAATGCAAGAAATAATGTTAATAGAATAACTATGGATATGCTAAATCTTTGTTTAGAAAAAGAAAATGTAGAATATGAAACAAAGGTAATGGAGGACGCTGAGAAACATTTACAAGAACTTTCAACAAAATTAAAAAAATACACTTTAACAAAACTGGACTCTAATGAAATGGCTATGTTTGATAATATAAAAAATATAGGAAATAAATATGGAGAAGTTGTAAGTGAAGTCCTAAAATTAGCACACAATGATAAAAATGAAGAAGCATATAAACTTTTAAAAGATAATAGTAAAGTTATAGAAGATTTTAAAAATGAAATTATTAAATTAGGCGATTATAATGTAGCAGATGCTGAACATACAAAAATAACAAATAATGAACAATACAAAAGCGCAGCTAAATCAATAATATTTATTTTAATTATTACTATAATTTTAGGAATAGGAATTTCTATATTAATTGCTAGAGATATTGTTAATCCTCTAAAAGAAGTTGGAATGTATATTAAAAAGGTTGGAGAAGGAGATTTTTCCGAGTCAGTTAATGAGATACATATAAAAAGAAAAGATGAAATTGGTGATTTGATTAGAGGGACTGCTTCTATGAGAGAAACTAGTGTACAGTTAATTAAAAATATATTAAATGAGTCTGGCGAATCAATACTGAAGTCGCTAATGGATCTATGGAAGATGGATTAA